GTCCGAATTACCCCCAGATGCGATACCTGTGGGAGGACCCGCGAGGTGTGCATAACTTGTGCATAACTCATCGCTTGGTCGCATCGGCCAGCCGGAAGCCAGCCTCGAAGTTTGCGATCAGCCTCGCGGCCACCGTGTCGCTCACGATGCGGTTGAAGTTAAGCCGCTGCTTGTAAACCGGCGCATTGCTTACATAGATGAACACGGGCCGCACCTTGCTGCCAGACCCAGTGCTCACCCGTTCATAGATCCCGGGCTTTAGGTGCCGATTCTTCTCACGCTTTGGGTACACGTTGAACATCGGATATGCCACTCGCTTCTTCGCTTTGCGAGGTGCGCCTGGTGTTTGCTGTCGGCGTTGCTCTTTGCGCTTGGACTCCTCCCGCTTCTTTATCGGGCTTGAGTCACTAGGTTTCGGAGTCTTGCGCCGTGTCTTTCGTGTCTTGTTCGCTCGCTGGAACTCATCGCCTATTTGCAGTTGCGATAGCACGCGAGTGTAGTAACCCGCTGGCACATTGCCGAATGCGTCCTTCGGTGCGAAGTTCGTCGGGATGGCGAAGTATCCGGGCGGCATCACGCCTTGATTAATCAACAGCCGCTCGAATGCTTTAGGTCTGCGTGGCCCACCCTGTACCTGTGCTCGCAGATACTGGTCTGCTGTGCCCTTCTTGGTGTCGGATGACTCGTTGAAGTATCCGTCCTTCAGTTTAACGATGGCCGTTAAGTCGCGCTTCGTCGCGGGCTTTACATAGGTGCCGTTCAGCGTGTACGGCTTTGGCCTATCGAATACCCGCTTCATCGTATCGACGATGTTCTTCTGCGCTTGCTTGGCGGTCTGCGTCAGCGCGTATGCGGTAGCGAATGGGATCTGATCCTTTCGCAGCCCGGTGAGGTAGCGTTCGGCATCTCGTAGGTCGACGCGAACATCTAACTGCATAGGTGCCTCGGTGGTCGGCGTGTGGTCAAACTAACCTGTGAGCGTGTGCCGGTCGAGGCTGAAATCGTATCGAGGTGACGATCCCCAATTGTACGCGCTTGTATCATGTTTTCGGGGCGGCATCAAGTAGTAAATAAAAATTTACTTTTTCTTCCGCTGTCTTAACCCGGCGCATGAGGGTTCGGCGGCTCATGTAAAGCCTCGCAGCCTTGAACCACAGCGGCGCAGAGGTGCAGTAGTAGATGACCAAGACCTGTCGCAGCGGTGCCGAGATCTTGGCAACAGCCGCGTCAATCTCGGCAATGTCATCGGGTGCCGTGGATGCGTCGTGCGCTGCGCGTGCGCCCGAGTTAGCGAATACGAACGCCGAGGCCGATGGGTAGCCCGAGACTGCCCGCCCCCGTGACCATCTGCCCCATTGCGCCAGCCTAACTCGCGTCCACTCGATCATCGCGCACACTCCGGCTTTATCTTCGCCTCGTATCGTTGCATCAGATCGCGCACCGTTTGGTCGGCCTCGCGTGCCTCGATCCATTCGCCTCGTGGCTCCCAGACCGCTCGTGCTATCTGCTGGGTCTCGGAGAGCCGGCCGCTCGCGCTCTTGATCTCTAGCCAACAGATGAAAAACACCCGCTCGCCGTTCTCTCCGGGTTGCGGTAGGGGCTTGATAGCGAGTTTGTCGGGGATGCCTAAGCCGGCTTTGGTGTAGTCGATGACGCTAAACCCGGCCGCCTTAACCGCTGCGGTGATCTCCGAATCGTTAAGGTCGCGGCGCATAGCGTACCTCATGATCGGTCGAGTATCCGCAGCAACAGGTAAAGCAGGGCAGCGTCGAGCACTGCGCGGTCTACCCACATCGAGATGAGATAGCAGAGGCCGAATAGAGCGAGGGAAAAAATAATATTCATTTTTTCCTGTATTTACTTTTCAGCCTCAAGGTCTTTCTTCTCGGTGATGGTTGTATCGGCTGCTCGGGCAGCGGGTCGTGGCGGGCATCGTTAACGAGTCGTCCGAGCCAGATGATCCACCACACCCGGTTCGCCCTTTTCAGTTCACGCATTCGCCATTGACTTGAGCCGGTTCATTCCGCGGTCGCCGAATAGTTGCCAGATCATAAACCGTAGGTGTGGGTCGTCGTAAACCTTCTTCGGCTCGGTCATCCGCATGAACTCGCCGATGCGGGTCTTCAGATGCTCGATCTTCTCTGCCGTGTCGCCGTCCTGCGGCGCGAGGGTGTAGCGAGCGAGCAACGCATCGCAGAGCCGTAACCGCATGATCGGGTCGCCGATCTCGTCTTGCCAGAACCGTTGGTTGCGACCTTGCAATGCCTCGAACGCAGCAGCGTCGGCGGCTTTTTGCTTATCGGTTTTCTCGGGTCGGTCGCCTGGCATTGGCTTGGCTTTCTTGAGATCGAACAGTCCCTGCCACTGCTGGCTGACGGACTGATCGACCACTGCGGCTTGGTCGTCACCGTACTTGGCGAGTTTGAGTGCAGCGGCGTGCAGTGAGACTTCCTTTAGTGGCTTCTTGATTGCTTTGCGGTAAGCGACCCACCGTTCCCACGCGGTGTGGTCTAGACCTTGGATGTTGCTGACGTCGGTCATGCGACCTCCAGTTTCCGCTTGATGCGCTCAATGGAGCGTGGCGGTAAACCCTGCGCGAATTGCTCGGCAAGTCTGACCGCGGCGGCTGATTTTTTTTCGGTCGGTGCGGTGATCGCAAGAACGAGAGCCATCGTCAGTGCTTGTTCTAGGTCTTTCCTACTAAAACTGTTTTTCTTTACCTGTGAAATATCCACGTTACCTCCTTAAGAACCTATGACCTTTGGTGAATTCTGCGTGGTGTAGACGGAATACGCCTACAGCATCACGCAGCCATGACCTTCGGAGCCATCCTGCTGTGAGCGACTTTTGACAGGTTGCCCTGTTGCGGTTCGCGCTTCCTCACGAAGTGCTGCGCGTCTAGAGTCCCGCTGCCCCGGTCTAGATTTAAGCGAACTCTGCGCGTGGTTTCCCCGACCAGAATTGCCGAGGGGGGATTGACAGGAGTAAAGCCGATGCTAAACTACCTTCAATCCTTAAGCCCCACCAACAGGATACCCGCTGCGAAGCGGGGTGTAAAGCCCCCACGGATACCTCCCCGCTGGGGGCTTTTCATTTTTAGGCCTTCTCCTGCCCTTGGGGGGCCGGAATAGCGGCCTCTGGGGGCTTATACGGGCCTTCTAGGCGGGTTTTGTGCCGCTCTATAGCCACGGGCAACTCGTACTCCCTACGGGCCGGGAACTTGCCCGACCGCCGCCACCGAAGGACAGCCGGAGGGGTCACGCCGAAAGCCCAGGCCATCTTGTTCTGGGAGCCGAAAAACCGCATTGCTTCGTCGGGGGTCACTTTTTTCTCCTGGGGGGGTTTACATTCGTAAGGGGGTTTAGTATAGTTACCCCCGTTGACAGATACAACGCATCCACAGACAGGAGAATCACATGGGCAACCGAGCCGTAATCACCTTCACGAACCACGCCACTTCGCCGTGCATCTATTTGCACTGGAACGGGGGCCGCGCATCGGTCGAGGGGTTCCTTAAAGCAGCGCAGCAAATTGAACTGCTGCCGACGAACTTTAACCACGAGTCCGAGTTCCTCGACAAGTTCGCCGAGATGATCGCGCACCGTTTCTTTAAGTGCCGCGTCGGGATGACCGTCTACCGCGAGAAGTACGGACAGGCCGATACCAATAACTGGGACAACGGCGTGTACGTCATCGACCAGAAGTTAGAGATCATCGGGCGACTTTACTCGCGAGGCTCCGAGGAGATCGACCCTGCCAAGTCGGATGCAATCTGCAAGGGCATCGTCGAGTGGACATCGGAGCAGGAGGTGGCGGCATAAGCCGCCCCTTCACAGGAGCAACAGAGATGTTCGTATTCGAAACACAGATATATGCACTCGGTGTTTACTGGCACATCGAGGTGTCGTATTCAGCATTTCCGGAAGAGCCAGATACAAACACTCCAGAGCGTATTGAGATCGAGGACTTGTGGATTCTCGGCGCGTATCCCGAGGGCTGCGAGTCGCCCGCCGACTATGAGTCGGTTCGATACCGGGCTGACATTGGTTATTTAGAGAACCAGGAGCAGCAGGAACTGATCCGTCGCTGCCGCCTTGACCTATTCAAGCACTCGCAGGAGATGGACTATGAAGCGTGATCAATCGCTATGGCCGGCCTTTGTTCTAATGATTGTCCTTTACGGACTGGCGTGCATCGTCGAACCGTGCGATGGCCACTCATGCGATGAGGTCACCTATGGAACCCGATGACGCTCCGTGGGGCGATGACGACGGGTGGTGGCACCAGTTAGACCTAGAGATGCAACAGCGCGAAGAATTGGAACGCAAACAGGAGAGCGACAATGAGCGAACTGCTCAAGATCAACGTCAATAACCACATCGAGAAGAAAGGCAACCTATCTTATCTGTCGTGGGCGTGGGCATGGGCCGAGGTGCTGAAGATCGACCCGAGAGCAAAATGGGTAGCGCACGAATGGAATGATCGCCCCGCGATGTTCCTGCCCGATGGCACTGCGATGGTTAAGGTGAGCGTGACTATCAACGACGACACCAAGACTTGCGTCCTGCCGGTGATGAACAACCGAAACCAAGCCATCCAAAACCCAGACGCGTTTGCTGTCAATACCGCGACCATGCGCTGCATGGCAAAGGCTATAGCGATGTTCGGCCTCGGCTTATACATCTATGCGGGAGAGGATCTGCCCGAGGGAGCCGTGCCGCAACTGAACGCCGAGATCGTCGCTTCGATTGCTGCGGCGACTACGCTCGATGACCTTACGAAACTATTCAAGCAACTGTCGAAAGAAGATCGCATGACGCATATCGACCAGTTTACCGCCCGCAAGAAAGAGTTCGCGTGAAACAACGAACAGAAGAATGGCAGGCCGCTAGGCTCGGGAAGGTTACCGCGAGTCGCGTGGCTGATGTCGTAGCGCGAACGAAAAGCGGCTACGGAGCATCGCGTGAGAATCTTATGGCGCAATTAATCTGCGAGCGGCTGACCGGCAAGCCGACAGAAGGATTCACGAGCGCAGCGATGGAGTGGGGCACGCAAACAGAGCCGGAGGCGCGGGCAGTGTATAGCGCACGCATCGGAGAATTGGTCGATGAGGTTGGCTTTATCGAGCACCCGACGATTGCGATGGCCGGTGCTTCACCAGATGGGGTGACCGATGATGCTCTGGTCGAGATCAAGTGCGCCAATAGCGCAACGCATCTTGAGTACGTTCTGTCGGGCAAGCCGCCGGCCAAGTACATAACCCAGATGCAATGGCAGATGGCGTGCACATGTAAACCGGCTTGCGATTTCGTCAGTTATGACCCGCGACTGCCGGAGTATCTACAACTGCTCATAGTCCGCGTCCCGCGTGATGACGCGATGATCGCTGACCTAGAGGCAGAGGTGCGTAAATTTTTAGTCGAGTTGGATGAAAAGATAAACAAACTGAAGGAGATTCGATTGTGAACTATGACCCGAATTTGAAAGGCGTGCTGTTCAAGAACAACAAGGACGGGAACGAGAAGCGGCCCGATTACCGTGGCTCTGCTGTAATCAACAACGTCGATTACAACCTATCGGCATGGATCAAGGCCAGTCAAAAAAGTGGCGACAAGTACATGAGCATTTCATTCCAGCCGAAAACGGATAGCAAGCCCGCCAAGCTAGCGGCCAAGGTCGAGATGACCGAGGACAACTGGCACGACGACTCGGTGCCGTTCTAAAGGCACGACAGATGCGACGCATATTTCCGAAAGGAACCACGCCCCAGCAATTCACGGCTGCTGCGGCTTTAATGGTGCAGGGTCTGTCGTCAGACCGGGCGTGGTGCGTCGAGGTGTCGGAGTGGAAAAAGCCACGCACGAATCAGCAGAACTCGTTTTTATGGGGTGTCTGTTATCCCGCGATCCTAGAGGGCGGCGGGGAGGCACTGGCGGGATGGACGCGAGAGGACATCCACGAGTATATGTTGGGCGAGTGCTTTGGCTGGGAAACGATAGAGGGGTTCGGGCGTAAGCGAGTTCGGCCCATCAAGAGATCGAGCAAACTTAACCGGCAAGAATTCAGCGACTACCTACTGTTTCTCGAAACACGGTGCGCTGACCTGGGCATTGTCATACCGGAGCCATCGTATGAACAGGCATGAGGAAATGCGGCAACAGGTGATGGACTTTCACAAACGGCACCCAGAGGTCTGGGAGATGTTCGTGCAGTTCACCTTCCAGATGATCGACCGCGGCTATAGCAACTACTCGGTCAACGCCATCTTTGAGCGCATTCGCTGGGAGAAGGACAGCGTGGGCGGCGATGGTGTAACGTCGTTCAAACTAAACAACAACTACCGAGCATTTTACTCGCGGCGGTTTATGAAGATGCACCCGCAGCATGAGGGATTCTTTCGCACGCGGCAGCAAACGTCGGAGGATCAGTTTGCGACGCATAAGCCAGAACTGACACCGGCTTACTACGCATGAACCTACGCAAACAAGCCAAGGGCCGCGATTGCACTGTGCGTTTGCCGTCGATCTGCAACCACAATAGCGAGACGGTTGTGCTCGCGCACATACGGATGCCGGGCATTTCTGGCATGGGTCTTAAAGCCGACGATTTACTTGGAGCGTGGGCGTGTAGCGCGTGCCACGACGCGATAGATCGTAGAGCGCACACCGATCTTGAGCGCGATTACGTCCGATTGGCGCACCTTGAGGGAATGGTTAGAACCATTGCACAACTACGAGCGGAGGACATCGTATGATCGACGAGTGGGAACAAGAATGGGATCGAATGTCGCACACGACGACCGAATACAAAGCGGAGATCCGAGAACTGCGTGAACGCATTGTTTGGTACGTCTCAAGAATAGAGGCGCTGGAGTCAGAGGTGCGTGAATTGCGAAAAATGGACAGCCGATGGGTGCAGGAGCCATGACCCGCGACGACATCATCCGACTGGCGCGGGAGGCTAGTAGCGAGCATGATTATGACTTCCCAAACATTTTTGCGCTTGAACGATTCGCCGCCCTTGTTGCCGCAGCCGAGCGGGAGAAATGCGCGGAGATATGTGATAACTCGGCAAAATGGTCTGAACTAGCCTATGCGCTTGCCGCCGCCATCCGTGCGAGGATCGACAAATGAACTGCCCCGGCTGCTTTGGCCGACTATGGATCGAGGACTACAGCGGAGACTGGTTTCGCTGTGGGTATTGCGATGCAACAGGAGAACCAAACCATGCAACTGCTCGTATCTATTCTCTTTCTGACGCCCGTGCTGCTATGCATCGTGCTAATTTCAAGACGGTGGCTCAAGATATTGAACCAGATAAGGCGGGATGAATGGCGGCGAGTGCCTCCGCCGGAGTGGGCGGCAAAGCGTGGCGGTGTCGATCTGTGGTGACTACCGATTTAGCGTAGTACCGCGCACGTTAAAGGGCCGCGCTTGCTTAAAGTGTTTGCTGCCGCAGCGACAGATGCCGCCGAGTAGTCCGTTTACAGTCTCGTGCGAGCAGCCCCAACCGATGCCGTTCCACGGGCAAAACCATACGCAATTCTGGCACGCATCCGGTTCGGCCCACGCCATCTCTTCGAGTGCGTCGTCTTCCAGTTTCATCGGGAGCGCAGCCAGCGTAGGTAGTCCGCCCCGACCTCGGGTTCCCAAAACACCTTAACCATGTCGGGATGGTCGTGCGGTAGGCTGGGGTCGATAACGGTGAGGGCGCACGGCGATAGGGAGTTGTCGCGGAATCCGCGCTCCTTCGCGTAACGGTCGTAAACCTTATAGGAGGCCACCTTAATCGCGTGCATGGTGATGCCTTGGATCGGGTCTTTCAGCACGCTATACGCGCTCTCGTGCTTATGTCCTGCGACGTAGATGTGGTCGCGGGTTCCCATCAACGCGGCCTTCATCGGGCCGTGGGCTGGGTTCCAGATTGACGAGCCGCTGTGGTCATGCCGTGCATTAACGCGCACCTCGGCACCGTTCGGAAACCGTAGCGCGATGCGTGCCTCGCTCGACTTATAGAGCGAATTCTGCTGCTTCGCAATCCACTTGAGCGGATCGCCCGATCCAGACCATAGATCGTGATTGCCGCCGATCATGTAAAGCCAGCGGCACCGATTGACGAACCATTCCGCAATGCGCCATGCCTGTGCTGCCGAGGTGCTCTGATCGGCGTATAGCCGCGCCAGTCGCCCCGTCCAGTTGTTGGTGGTGTCACCCACGTTGCAAGCGAATAGCCCATCTGTGGCGTTTACCAGAGCCGTATGTCGCTCGATGGCCTCGATGTCGCAGCCGTCGTCATCAACGTGCGGGTCGCCAAAGTGCAGCAGCCCGATCGGGCCACCGATCTTGATGCGAATCGGGATGAGTTTGCTGGCCTCTTCGTGCTCACGCTTGTGAGTAAATTTACGCTTTCGCTGCTCGATCAGTTGCTCAATCGGGATGTCGTCATCGGGCAGTGGCGTAAACTCAAAGTCCTCGGCGGGCGGCGGGTTGCGGTTTTGATAGGTGGTCGCGTGAACCTCTAACCCTGCACCGCGCATCACTGCTAGCCTTCGCAGCAGACCGCGCTCGGAAAGTTTCAACTCGGCAGCAGCCATCGTGCGAATGCCCTTGTGCTTGGCAAGGGCCGCTATGATCTGCTCGTCAGTCGCTTTTTTTTCGGTCATTTGTGGTTTTATTCCGTGTGACCTTAATGCCGAGTTCCTTTCGGCGTTCTTCGGTCAGTTTATCGTCCCGCGTACCGCTCCACTCGAGCGAGCCATCGACTAGGCGGAATGCTTCTTTGTGGATCAGCGCACAGTCGCAGCACTCGGTGTAGTTGTATCCTTTGACGCGGTACCACTTGCCCTCGTACATCTGTATCGACTTGAGTTTATTTGCCAAGGTAAAGCCTCCGCTCATCAAGTCGGCGATTCACTAGGCCGCGCATCACCTTGCCCGCGGCCTTCGTCCACTTCATAAATTCTTCTGCTGCTTCTTCAAACTCGCCGCGATTGTGTTTCATTCGCAGCGATGAGCGTTGCAGATTGCCCAGTCCTACATTGAAAGCAAAGGAAACGAGAGCGTCGAATTGGCCTTGATGAGCAAAGCCAGCAGGGCAATATCGGGCCACGCCGCGCTCAAAGCGCACAAGGTCTTGAGCGAGGAGAGCATCAACCTGTTCAGCAGTCCAGACACGATCATCCTCTGCGCGTAGTGGGAACTGTAGCCTATCGGATACAGGCATCGCGGCCTGTGCTGGGTATAGAAGGTGCCCGACCCCGACCGTCCATAGCGAGGCCGGACACCGATAGGGGCGCATCCTTACGCCCTCATGGTGGCGAATCATCGCCAAGGCGTTTTCGCTGACCTTCATTTTTTCTGAAATGCTTGCGTCCCGAACCAAAAGGCAATGATCGACGACAAGATCAGCATCTCATCGTCGCTGAATACGTTTTCCATCGCAACAGCAAACGGGATGCCAGTCGTGTAGGCGTACCATACGCCAGCCACGTTGAGCGCGACCAACTCCAGCACAAAGATGTACGTCACAACCGGACGCACCGAAGCGCGTAGGTTGATCATCCACTGGCTTGCGCCCTTGCCGATCTCGATGTCGTGCTGGTACAGAGCCTGTCGCTCCTCGCCAGCCGTCTGCGTCTGGATCTGTTCTAGTTTGATCTCTTCGACCTTTGCTTGTGCGAGAAAGCCACGCTCGGCCAATGCTAACTCGCGCTCCTTCTGGGCTGCGACTAGAGCCAGTTCGTGCTTCTTGTCCTGCCGGTCTTGAAAGATGGACAGAATCTTCGGCAAGCCGCCAGCGAGGAACGAGAGAAAGGTGCTAACCATGGTCATCATTTGTTGCGCTCCTCAATCAATTTGACCCGCACTTGAAGATCGTGAATGTCGGTATAGATTTCTTCTTTCATCTTGTGCCGTCGCTCGGCTGATACAGGGCTGTCAGTCGGCACGCCCTCTGCGGTGATCAGCGCGGGCATCTTGCTCTCAACCGAGAGCAAACGATTGTTAAAGGATGCAATCTCCGTGAGTAGCCAGCCAACAGCGGCGAGCAGTACAGGGAAAAGCATATCCACAATCTTCTGCATATTCATGTTAAGCCCTCGCCAGTGATTATTTGTCGTTGCGTTTGTTGACAAGATCGAACAGCGTTTTGATCTTGTCCTCGAGTACCGCGACGCGAAGGTCTAACTTCGACAGCACAATGATGAGCGTGATGAGCGCAAGGATTACCGGCCATGCGCGGGTGAACATTTCGAAGATGTCCATCTATCGACGCTCCAGCACGCGGTCTAACTTGGCCTCGATTGATTGCAGCCTGGTATTGGTATCAGCCACACGCGCCTCGATCACCGCAATGCGCCTATCGGCTTCCGGCTGGATCGTGGTCTGCTCGACCTTTTCCAATCGTTGGCTGATCGCGTCAA